GCACCCAGTCTCTCCATGTTTGATACTGTGTAGTTCATTGTGGAAACGTTCGTGGCAGATCTGTGGTGGTGCCAGTCACCTAGGAATATGCAGGTCTCACATCCGTGTAGTTTTGCCTGCTCGATGAACCAGTATACAAATGCTTCACAGTCGTCGTTGTGTACACGACTGTTACCCTTCATTCCGAAGTGTATGTCTGTGAAGCAGGCCACTTTCTTAAAAAACATATTTTACCACCTCTTCTTCACAATTGGTTTGTGGTTTGTCATGTCCACTTTTTTAGAATTAACAGATTCAAAATCTTCTGAGTCAATTTTGCCCTTTTTCTTCAACACTTTGTTTAATTTTGCAATTCCAGTTTTGTTAACCTGTCGCACTTCGCCGTGTATTGTTTCCATTCTTTTTTTATACTCCGGTGAATTAATGTCATTTTCATTTTGTCTTGTGAAACTAGGCATCATGTTGTTCTGTTCGAGCAGGTCATCTCTGATTGCTTGATTCTTCTTTTCGATGTTTAGGATCCTTGTGAATGAATTCGTTATTGCCGCCGTGTAGTACGCGAATGGATTGTCGGATTTTGATTCATCGAATTGTAAACCAATCTGACTCAACTGCATCAAGGCCTGTGACTGCATCTCGTCGTTGTATGTGTACCCTCTCCAGTTGGCTCTGGTTCCGTATCTCTCACACAATTTCATGTACATCAATGCCAGTTGGTTGGTCATCTTGCCGTGATCTACTGAGAAGTGTCCGTTGTTCATTCCCCCGATCCAGTGGCTCTTGCCCACGCACACCAGTTTGCCGTTTTTATCGAATCTATAATGCTGGAATGGTGGGAAGTTCACTTTTGTGTGGTGATCCGCTGTTGTCTTTGGATTCTTCTTTCTCTCGTCATCCATTGGCACATGATCGAACATCATTACCCTGAACACCAGATCAGTTTTCTCTATCTTCCTAGGACTCACTGTGTAGTCCACTAATTTTATCTTTTTCAGTCCTGCCGCTTTGGCCTGTTCCCATGCCTCCTGTGTCAGCCTCTTGGCTTTGGCCTTTCTGGCCTGTGCAACCGCACTGGCATTGACTTTCTTGAGGTTGGGCACTATGAGGTCAAACTGTGAATCCTCTGGTGCTACGTATGAACAGTAGGTGTTCTTGCTGGCATGTATCTGTAGTAACAGATCCCTGTTGTTGAGGTACTTGACTCTCTTCATAAATTCCTTCTCTTTATATTAGTGTGAATGACCACAAACAGGTCTGTTGAATCGTGCCGTATGGTGAATTAAGTGCGCCTAGATAAATGCCTATAAATATAGTTAAAGTATACAAAATTTTACAAAGGAAAGCAACCATTTAAATGAAACCTAGTTTTGGTGAAGATATAGGCAAAATAGTTAAGAACGTGGGAGGCGGCGTATTAGACAGGACGCTGGGCAGACTCACGGGTTCTGGTATTAGCACAGACTCCAGGATAGTGAATGTTAGGGCCAGGTGGTCGGGGCGTAGTGAATCAAATGACTGGCGTGTGCGACTACAGATACCATCAGGTGCTTCCGCTTTAAGGAAAGCGATTCTGGGAGACGGAAAAAAAGACAAAAACAACCTGTTGGAGCCATTGACAAAGAACGATTTAAACGGTATTTTCTGGCCTTTGACGCCAGCGGTGGTTATACAGCATTCTGCCAATTATAATCCGTTAGCACAGACACACAGCAATTACCCGTTCCAGGCGTATCAGAACTCGCAGGTGGACTCCCTGAACATAATTGGAGAATTTCCTGTGCAGAATAGTGATGATGCCAAACACTGGGTGGCCACAGTGAACTTCCTAAGGACGGTAACAAAAATGTTCTTTGGTAAAGACCAAGACCTCAAAGGAAACCCACCTCCGATCCTGCACCTGTCAGGTTACGGGGATCACATGTTCAGCAAGGTGCCTGTGGTTGTAAACACGTTCAACGTGGAACTGAGACCAGGCATTGACTACATTTCAACAAAACAAAATCCAGACGGCCTCTTCACGTCAAGGACAAGAGCAAAAATGGGACTGCCAGATCTGGACACAATGCCTCAGTCATGGGCACCCACACTGTCAAACATATCAGTGTTGGTTACACCGATCTACAGCAGAGATGCCGTCAAGAATTTTTCATTATCAGAATTTGCACGTGGAAATTTAAGTGGCAAGGGAGAAGGTATAGGATTTATCTAATGGCCAACTACTCACCCACATCACCATACTTCGCGACACCACAGAACAATATAAACCTTGAACCACTGGTTCGTAGGAACTTTGCCATAGAAGAAGATGACCAAACCTACACAATAGAGAGAACGTATGCATACAGACCAGACCTGTTGGCCTTTGACCTGTACGGCACGCCGAGATTTTGGTGGGTGTTTGCACAGCGTAATCCAAACCAGATAGAGGATCCAATCTACGATTTCAAACCAGGAGTGACCATACAGTTGCCAAAACCGGCCATCATAACTCGTGACCTAGGAGTATAAGGTGAAAGTTTATACTAAGATAGTCTACGACAAAGACAACAACATAATAGAAGAGCAATCCTTTGAATACACAGGTCCCGTGGCACAGGCAAGAAAAAGTTATGAAAGATCATCAAAGGGAACAACTAAAACAGTTGTAAGTCAGTATGAAAAACTTAAGAAAAAGGTCGAGGATGCCAAGAATGGCCTGTCAAGTAGATCTTTTGAGATAAATCAAAAAAATTTAGAGAGATATGAAAAACAACTCAAGGAATACGAGTCCGGCCTATACAACTATAGGACCAGCGACAAAACAGCGGCACTGATCAAAGAACTGGGACAGGAGACAGGAAAAACAGTCAATGGTGCGGACCTGCACGAGAACATACTGCACAAGTTCGCCACATACAACACACTGTTCACACTGAGTGGATTGTCAGAGGAGGAACTACAAGATCACAGTTTCCTTGAGAATACCGTGCATGATGTAATTGCAAGGTCGGGAGGCATAGGAGGCCCAACAGGTGCTAATGTCAGTGCAAGTCCATTTTCAGGAACGGCGGCCCCGGGTTTCTATAAGGATAAAATCGTCAGGCAGGCCCAAAAAGAATATCAGGATCTTTACGCGGATGCTGTCGAGGTGCTTCAAAGTGGCAGGGACATCTTCTTTGAGTCAGTCAACATGTTGTCCACGGTTGGACCTGGTGAAGAGCGTGGCCTGGCAGATTTCTGCAAGATGGAATTCAAGTTGCATGAACCATATGGCATTACCTTTGTTGAGAAGGTGAGGGCGGCCGCAAGATTACAGGGCTACCTTGATCATTTGGATGCACCCATGCTGTTGACAATAGAATTCAAGGGATTCGACGAGAACGGAAAACCCATGGATGGAGAGGGAACCGTGAGAAAGATCCCCATACTGATAACCAGGGTGGACCTGGACGTCAACGAGGGCGGCGCAATCTATGATGTCACTGCGGTGCGTATAAACGATATCGCTTTCGACGACAGGTTCAAGTTCCCAAGGACAAATGTAGCGTTTAGTGCCAAGACGTTGCTCGAAGCCGGACAAAAGTTAGCAGAGCAGTTGAATGACCAGATCAAGGACGAGAAGGAAGAACACAAGGTTCGTACGGTACTGGACGAATACAGGATAGAATTTGATCCAAGGGTGCTGGACATAGCACAGGGCTATGTAGGTGACAAGGATGTGCAAAATGCTAGGGGTTTTAATAAAAACGCTGGCCAGTTCGTTGAGATAGACACTGGTGAGACAGTGATAGACAACAACACCAGTGTGACAAAATTGATAGAAGACATGGTGAGACAGACCAAAGGCTACGAGGACCTGGCCACTGACCTATGGCGTACGTACCTGAGGAGGGCGGGTGCTATAACAGGCAGGCAACAGGCCAGTGACGAGCAAATGAAGAAAATTATGACCAGTGAGAAGTTCGAGGACATAGTCACAAAAAATCCATTCGTGGACTGGTTCAAGATCAAAACGTCCGTAGAGACACACTACAATGAACCGTTGGACTTGATCAACAAGATGCACAGGAAGACCGTGACATACAAGGTCATACCTTACAAGATACACGTGCTTAAGTTCCTTAGACCGGGCGTATTCATGGCGGCAGGCTCTGCCAGGAGTCAGGTCAAGAAGCAGTACAACTACATTTACACAGGTGAGAACAATGACATCCAGAACTTGCGTATCAACTACAAGACAGCGTATTACATGAAGAACGCTGTAGATGTAGGCAAAGGATCACAGGGTGTTTTTGAAAAGATTGACAATCTCATTACGAAGTTGATAGGTCAAGAGGATCCCACTAAAGGGGATTTAGCCATGATGAGGTCTTATCCCAGTGCGGTCAAGGGCCGGATGGTGTTCAACAAGTCAGCAAACGATGAAGGCCGTGAAGCACGTAAACAGGACTTCTACGATTACCTTACAAATCCAACAGTGGACATGATGCGTATAGAGATGGAGATACTGGGTGACCCCGCTTACCTGTGCCAGGACCAGTTCATACCACTGAATAGAGATGGCAATCAATACCCTACCGCAGGAAGGTTCGATACAAAGTTGGGATCATTTAATGTGGATTCATACACACCACTGATAGAGTTGGTGTATGTTTTACCAGACGACATAGACGTGAACAAAGGCATAATGTATGCCCCCGCCAATCAGGCGAAGAAGGGCAACCGCCTACTGTTCTTCGCAGGCATATACCAAGTGGTAAGGATAGACAGTAGCATGGCCAATAACCAGTTCCTGCAGACACTGACCTGTGTGAGGCTAAACAATCAGGAAGGAATTGGTTTGCCGGTTGGCATTAACTCCAGTGCGGGAAAATATTTTACTGACAGCAAAAACAAGAAAAATAGTTTAACGGATAATAAGGTCCCTGACTTCCTAAGGAAAAACGATGATGGCAGTTACATGTATGGTGGTTCAGCAATCAATAAAAGAAAAGAGTATTTTGCAATCAAGGACGGTATACAATCTAATGAGGATGATCAATAATGGTGGGATTTGTAGACACACACGATAACCAGAAGAATTACAATCAGAAGCAGGCGGCCAAGGACCCCGGTCCATACGTGGCAACGGTCAAGTTCACGGATGACCCACTGCGACAGGGCAGACTGGGAGTGAACATTCCTGAAATCACAAAGACGCAGAATCCAACCATAGACGACTGCATATGGTGTCAGTATCTTTCTCCGTTCTACGGAGCAAAAAGCGTGGAGGCAAACGACAGGAGGGATCCTGACGATTACAAAGGAACACAACACACATATGGAATGTGGTTCGTGCCACCTGACATAGACACACAGGTGTTGGTGATCTTCGCCAGGGGAGAGCTCAGCCAGAAGAACGCATTCTGGATAGGTTGTGTGCAACAGCCGTTGACGAACCATCAGGTACCTGCGTACGGCAGTACCAGTGAGACCATACGTTCGAGGCAGGACGCCCGGGAGTTAGCAGGATCAGGACAGACCAACTACGGCACGGATTTCTTGCCGGTGGGTGAGAAGAATCGTAAGATTATAGAAGAGGCACAGACCGAGGAGTACGCCAACAGTCTACTGTATCCAATAAATGACGTCCTAGCAGACCAACTTTTGAGTGAAGGACTGGTGCAAGACACAGTAAGGGGTACCACATCTAGTTCAGCGAGGAGAGAGTCACCCAGCCAGGTGTTTGGTATAAACACACCAGGTAGGATACGAGCGGATTCTCGTAGCAAGAACATAGGACCAGAGGGTGCAACAGTGAGGCCAGACAGGAACCCCGGACACAGTTTCGTAATGGATGACGGAGATGTTGCAGGTGACAATCAACTTACAAGAATCAGGACGGCATCAGGACACCAGTTGTTGTTTCATGACACCATAGGCACTGTGTACATCGCAAACGGTTCGGGAAAGTCTTGGATAGAGATGGACAATGCAGGAAGGATCAGTGTGTACTCAAACAAAGGCATCAGCATGAGGACAGGGGGAGACTTCAATCTACATGCGGATAAAAATATCAACTTCCACGCCAAGGAAAAAATTAATTTCAGTGCCCAAGGAAATGTTGTTTTGAACTCTGAGGAATATGTCTATGTGATGGGTAACTCAGGAATATTGAGTTCATCACAAAGTGGTAGCGTGAGACATTTTGCCAGGGACGGTATAAGTTCATACACAGAAGGTACACAACTGCACGGGGCCAAAGGTCAGTTCCACCTACAGGGATCGCAGGTGCACTTCAACAAGCCAATGGGAAGACCAGGATCCGGTGGAGGAACCAGCATCGCGGATTGGGGACCTACATGGTTGAAACCATCTAGCAAAAAAATTGATTTACAACCCGTACAGGTTACAGACATTGTAGCCACAGAGCCAATAGACGCCAGAGGGGGTGTTGTACGGACAGAGAAGACACTAACAACAGTGAAAGATTCCACGACCAACAAGAGCCAGGGTGTTTTCATCACGCATGAACCATACACCAGAGCTAAAAGTGAAAAAGAACAGGTAAAAGAATTTGTTGATACAGTGATGGAATCAATTGAGAAAGAAAACCCTAAATTGACTTCAACTGAATTGACTGAGATAAAAAATAAACTTTCAAGCGCCAATGATGTAGACAGTGTGATCAAGACAGTGAAAGAAATTTCAAATCTCGATCCCAAAGTGGTAATCAAGACTACGGTACTCACCGAACTGAATAAAGCCGCAGAACAAGTAAAACAAGAGATTAAAGATGCTTTGTCCGACTTGAAATCAGAGGCAACAGATACTATAAAAAACGCACTAGGATTATAGAGTAAATACAGCATATGGCATACGGAGATTCAGGATCAGGGGACTTATCAAACAAAAAAGTTACCTTCAAGGGTTTCAGTTCACGTGCGGACAAGAAGAACTTTAAACTGTATGATTTCGAAGTAGCCAAGCAGGATCTGATCAACAGACTGTCGGTGCGTAAGGGCGAGAGGGTTGAGAACCCTGAGTTTGGCACAATCATATACGATGCCATATTTGAACCGTTTACGGAAGGTCTCAAAGACGCTATTGTTGAGGACGTCACAGCAAATCTCAATGCTGATCCACGTATATCCACTGAGGAAATACTGGTCACGGAGGCGGACAAGGGCATAGCCATACAGGCAACTATTACATATGTACCGCTTAATATTACCGAGAGATTGCAGTTTAATTTCGACGAGGACTCACTATTGCGTCTATCTTAAAGTACGCACATTTCCTAACACATAAATACCGTTGTAATTACAATGGCCACAACAGATAGACAGAACAGATTATTAGTAGCGGAAGATTGGAGAAAGATCTACCAGGCTTTCCAACAGGCAGATTTCAAAAGTTACGATTTCGAAACATTGAGAAGGAC